CCGGCCTGCCCGTGATCCAGATCGTGCGCGCCAGCGAGGCACCGGCGCGCGAGGAATGACGTGCGCGTCGAACTGACGGGGCCGCAGTACGATTTCGTCACGGCCACCGACATGTTCCCCGCGCTGGTGGCTGGCTTCGGCGCGGGCAAGACGCACGCCGCGGTCACGCGCGCCATCGCGCTGAAACTGCAATACCCGCGGCAGAACGTGGCCTATTACCTGCCGACGTACGACCTGGTGACCACCATCGCGTTTCCGCGCTTCCTCGAAACGCTGGAGCAGTGGGGGCTTCCGCACAAGCAGAACAAGAACGACAAGATGGTGCACGTGGAGAACGCGGGCAGCTTCATCTTCCGCACCATGGACGCCCCGGAACGCATCATCGGCTACGAGGTGGCCGATAGCCTGGTCGACGAGCTCGACACGCTGCCCGAGGACAAAGCGCGCAACGCCTGGAACAAGATCATTTCCCGCAACCGGCAGAAGAAGCCGGACGGGGCGCCGAACACCGTGGGGGTGGCGACCACGCCCGAGGGTTTCCGGTTCGTCTATGACCGCTGGGTGCGCAACGGCGGCCCGGGCTACCGGATCATCAAGGCGTCGACCCTGAGCAACGCGGCGAACCTGCCCGACGGCTACATCAACAGCCTGCGCGGCACGTACCCGTCGAGCCTGTTGGCGGCCTATCTGGACGGCGAGTTCGTCAACCTCGTGGCCGGGTCGGTCTACGGCGAGTTCGATCGGGCGAAGAACGCCAGCGCCGAGCGCGTCCAGTCTGGCGAGCCGCTACACGTGGGCATGGACTTCAACGTCGGCCGCATGTCGGCGGTGGTGCACGTGTTGCGCGGGGACGACCCGCACGCGGTCATCGAGCACACGGGGCTGCTGGACACCCCAGCGATGGCCGCGTTCCTGCGCAGCCGATACGCCGGGCACAAGGTCATCGTCTACCCGGACGCCAGTGGCGCCAGCCGCAAGAGCAACAACGCCAGCGAGTCCGACCTGGCCGTGCTGCGGCAGGCCGGCTTTTCGGTGCGCGTCAACCCGGCCAACCCGCGAGTCAAGGACCGCGTGCTGGCGGTGAACAAGATGATCCACAGCGAGGGCGTGAGGCGCTACCGGGTTAACCCGGAAGGCTGTCCCGACCTGGTGGAGAGCCTGGAGAAGCAGGCGTACGACAAGCACGGCGAACCTGACAAGGCCGGGGGCCTGGATCACGTCGTCGATGCGGCGGGCTACTTCATCGCCTACCGCTACCCGATCCGCAAGCCCGCCACCGCAATCAAACTGGGATTTGCCGCATGAGCGTCGATTTTGTCCGCCCCGAAGTCACCGCCAAGCGGTCCGCATGGAAGCTGGTGCGCGATGCCGTCGCCGGCAGCGAGTCCGTGAAGGCCGGCGAGTACGTCATCGAGGTCAACCCCCACGACGCCAGCCCAGAGAACAAGACGCGCAACGAGCAGCGTGTCAAGCGCGCGGTCTACTTCAACGCCACCGGGCGCACCCTGCCGGCGCTGACCGGCATCGCCTTCGGCAAGTGGCCGGAGGTGCAGCTGCCCACCAGCATGGACTACCTGCTCGAGGACGCCGACGGCTCGGGCGTGGGGCTCATCAACCTGAGCCAGAGCGCGGTATCCGAGGTGCTGCAGCTCGGGCGCGCGGGCCTGCTGGCCGACTACCCGGCCACGGCCGAGGGCGTGAGCCGCGCCGACGTGCTGGCCGGCAACGCCCGGCCGACGCTGACCTTGTACCCGGCCGAGGCGATCATCAACTGGCGCACCATCCGCCGCGGCGCGCTGACGATGCTCGGCATGGTCGTGCTCAAGGAAGTGGCCGAGGTCTGGGACGAGTTCGAGCGCGGCGAGGAAGATCAGTGGCGCGTGCTCAAGCTGGGCAACCTCGCCGAGGATGAGGCCGGCACCGCGCTGCGCTACATCGTGCAGGTGTGGAAGCGCAACAGCGACGGCTTCTACCTCGAGAGCGAGCACGTCCCGCTGGACGCCAAGGGCAAGCCGTGGGACACCATCCCGTTCACCTTCATCGGCGCGACCAACAACGACGCGACCCCGGACGGCTCGCCGCTGTACGACTTGGCCGACCTCAACATCGCCCACTTCCGCAACAGCGCCGACCACGAGGAATCGCTGTTCTTCGCCGGGCAGGCGATGTACTGGATCAGCGGCGCGGATGAGGACTGGGCGACCACGATGCAGGAGTCGGGCGTCTACGTCGGCAGCCGGTCCATTCTGCCGGTGCCCCAGGGCGGGCAGGCGGGCATCCTACAGGCGCAGGCGGTCAGCGGCCTGTCCGAGGAAATGAAGCACAAGGTCGAGCTCATGGCCCAGCTGGGCGCGCGGCTGATCGCCCCGGGCCAGGCCACGCGCACGGCCACCGAGGCGGCCAGCGACGACAAGACTTCGAACTCGGTGCTGTCGATCGTCTGCGACAACGTGTCCGACGCCTTCCGCTCGGCCCTGGGCTGGTGCGCGCGCTTCGCCGGCCCGGCCGAGACCGAGGTCGACTTCACCATTGGCACCGAGTTCGCCGGCGTGCAGTTCGACGCCAACCAGATGGCGCAGGTGCTGGCCGCGGTGCAGGCGGGCAAGCTGCCCGAGGCTGACTTCTGGTCCTACCTGCGCTCGATCGGCCTGATCGCCGCGGACAAGGGGGACGACGAGATCCGCGACGAGCTGGAGACGCAGGGGCCGGCCGTCGAGCTGGACGACGTGCCCGACGACGTGCCCGATGAGGTGGAGGCCGCCTGATGGCAGCCCCCGCCCTCGCCGACGACCTGACCCGGCACTCGGTCTACCTCGAACGGCTCAAGGCCGGCGAGGTGCGCAAGTTCGCGCCCTTCCTGCGGGAGATCGATCGCCGTCTGCGCCTGGCGCTGACCCGCGACGGCATGACCCAGTTCGAGCGCGCGCGAACCGCGGCCATGCTGGCCGAGGTCGATTCCATCCTGCGCGACGTACTGACCCGCTACACCGGGCAGATGACGCAGGATCTGCGGGCTCTGGCGGCCTACGAGGGCGAGTTCGTGGCCGGGGCGCTGGCCGAACACGGCTATGTCGCCCACGTGCCCACGGCCGGGCAGCTGTGGGCCGCGGCGTCCGTGCAGCCGCTGGCGGCGGGGAAGGGCAAGCTGCTGGCCGGCTTCATGGCCGAGTGGACGCAGGCCGAGCGCGATCGGGTGACCGGCGCGCTGCGCCTGGCCGTGGCCGAGGGGCAGACGGTCTCCCAGGCGGTGACGGCCATCCGCGGCACCAAGGCGGCCAACTACACCGACGGCGTGCTCGCCATCACCCAGCGCAACGCCGAGGCCGTGACGCGCACCGGCATCGCGCACGTGACCGCGGCCGCGCGCCACGAGACCTACGCCGCGAACGACGACATCCTCGCCGGCTATCAGTGGTCGGCCACGCTCGACCAGCGCACCAGCGCCACGTGCCGCGCGCTCGACGGCCGGGTGTTCAAGTTCGGCAAGGGGCCGATGCCGCCGGCGCACGTCAACTGCCGGTCGAGCACCACGCCCGTCCTGCGGGACGAGTGGAAGGCCCTGACCAAGGGCGCCAAGCGCTCGAGCATGGACGGGCCGGTGGATGCGACGACCAGCTATTACGACTGGCTCAAGCGCCAGCCCGCGGCGTTTCAGGACGAGGTGATCGGCCCCGCGCGCGCCAAGCTGTTGCGCGACGGCGGCCTGTCCGCCCACCGCTTCGCCGCGCTGCAGCTGGACCGCCGCTGGCAGCCGCTGACGCTGGAAGAAATGCGCCGCCTGGAGCCGCTGGCGTTCAAGCGCGCGGGGCTGACGCCCACTCCTTGACATCTGTCTACCTTTCGGGCAGACTTTTCCATGATCCGAAGCCCTGCCCGCGCACTGCGCCGGCGGGGCTTCTTCGTTTCCGGGGCCGTGCCCCGAATCGCCCAGAGGGCACCATGACCGACGAGACCAACACCGATACCGGTGCGGCAGACCTTGCCGCGCTGCAGGCCCAGCTTTCCGAAGCCCAGAAGGGCATCGAAGCGTTGAAGGCCAAGAACGAAGAACTGCTGGGCGAGAAGAAGGAAGCCCAGAAGCGCGCCAAGGCCGAGGCCGAGGCCCGCGAAGCCGCTGCCGCCGAAGCCGCCGCCAAGTCCGGCGACGTCGAGGCGCTTTCGAAGTCCTGGCAGGACAAGCTCGCCAAGCGCGAAGCCGAGCTCGCCGAGGCCATCAAGGCCCGCGACGCCCAGCTGCACGACCTCACGGTCGGCGCAACCGCGCAGTCCATCGCCAGCGAGATCGCCGTACAGGGCAGCTCCAACGTGATCGCGCGCCTGGTGCGCGACCGCCTGCGGTACGAGGACGGCAAGGTCGTCGTGCTCGATGCCGAGGGCAAGCCGTCTGCGCTGACCGTGGACGAGCTGAAAAAGGAGGTTTCCGAGGATCCGGCGCTGGCGCCGCTGATCGTCGGGAGCCGTGCGTCTGGCGGCGGGGCCGCGGGTGCGAAGGGTGGCGGGGCCACCAAACAGTTGCACGAGATGACTGGCGCCGAGCGTGTCGCCATGTCGAAAAACGACCCCGCCGGCTTCGCCAAGTTGGTCGAAGCGGCCAAATCCAAAGGAAATTGATTCATGGCCACCACCGCCCTGTCCGACGTCTACAACCAGCCGGCACTCGCGTCCTACATGATCCAGGACCCGGTCGAGAAGACCGCGTTCTTCCAGTCCGGCGTCCTCGCCACCAACGGCATCATCACCGAGCTCGCCCGGTCGCCGTCGAACGAGATCGTGATCCCGTTCTGGAACCCGATCGACGCCAGCGTCGAGCCGAACTACAGCAACGACGTCTACACCGACATCGCCGTGCCGCGCGCCGTCAACACCGGCACGCAGCGCGCCCGCATCGCCTACCTCAACGAGGGTTTCAGCTCGGCTGACCTCGTCGCGGAGCTGACCAAGCAGGATCCGCTGCGCTACGTCGCCGCGCGCCTGGACAACTTCTGGCAGCGCCAGGCCCAGCGCCGCGTCATCGCCACCGCGGTCGGCATCTACAACGACAACGTGGCCGGCAACTCCGGCGACATGGTGAAGAACGTCGCGCTGACCTCGGGCACCCCGGGCGAGGCCAACATGTTCAGCGCCGGCGCCTTCATCGACGCGCAGGCGACGATGGGCGACACCCTCGACGGCCTGGGCGCGGTCGCCATGCACCGTGCGGTCTACACGCACCTGCAGAAGCAGAACCTGATCGACTTCGTGCCCGACTCCGACCAGAAGACGCAGATCCCGACCTACCAGGGCCTGCGGATCGTGGTCGACAACGGCATGCCGAAGTTCGGCAGCGGCGCGACCACGCAGTACCTGTGCATCATCTTCGGTGCGGGTGCCATCGGCTACGGCGACGGCGCGCCGAAGAACGCGCTGGCGTTCGAGCGCGAGGAGTCCCGAGCGAACGGTGGCGGCGTGGAAACGCTGTGGACCCGCAAGGACATGATCCTGCACCCGTTCGGCTACAAGTTCCTCTCGGCCACGATCACCGGCAACGGCACCGAGAGCCGCCCGGCTTCGGCTTCGTGGGCCGACCTGGCGCTGGCGGCCAACTGGGAGCGCGTCGTGCCCCGCGAGTCGGTGCCGATGGCCTTCCTGGTGGTCAACGCCTAACCAGTCGGGGCCGGCTTCGGTCGGCCCCGCTTCCGGAGAATCGAGATGGCGAAAGGCTTGCCCCGCAGCTTGAAGAAGGCTGCCCCCCAAGTTCCCGCAGCTGCCACGGCCACCGCCGTCGGCGGCGTCAGAAGGGGCGCCGCGGTGGCCCCCGCGACGGATGCGGCAACCGCGCTCACGCAGCTCAATGCGCTGATCGCGTCCCTCAAAGCCGCCGGCACACTGGCGTAAGGAGAGAAGCATGGCGAAGACCAACGAAGACAACTACACCAACCCCGAGGACAAGGCCCGCTGGGGCTTCGGCGGTTCGGCGGACAAGATCACGATCGGCGACCAGACCGTGGGCGAGACGCCCGAGCAGGGCAGCGTCGAGTCGGCCGCGACCGGCGACAAGGACGTGCAGGAGCCCCGCAACAACGGCGGCGGCACCGACGCCAAGCCGGCGACCAAGTCCAAGAAGTAACCCCCAGGGGCCGCTCCGGCGGCCCCTCCCCATTCCGAGTTGAGTTTGCCCCAGGGCCGGCTCAACCTGACCAGTTCCCAGACCCGGAGGCGTGCCCGTGGCGGTTGTGATCGAGGACGGAACCGGCAAGCCGAACGCCGACAGCTACGCGACGGCGCTGGAGCTGGCCGACCGGGCCGCCGCCTACGGGTGGACGGTGCCGCCGGACACGACCGCGCAGGAAGTGCTGTTGCGCCGGGCCGCCGAGGCCATGAATGCGCTGCGCTGGAAGGGCGATCGCGCCCACGGCCGCGCGCAGGCTCTGT